CAACAAAGAGTTTTCTTTCTGCTGTTGGACTTCACGGGCTTGCCGTTCTAGTTCTGCTTTTGCCATCATTTTATCAAACGCCATCTGCTTGTATGTGCCTTCCAAATCCGTTGAGTTCATCCGCAAAGCGGTTGTAACAACTTCATTGATATTGAAATCCTCATATTTGGACTTTAGTCGTTGAACTTCACGCTCAATTTCCTGTTTGGATTGATAATCCTCAAACGATGCAAGACGCTTGTCAAGTTCCCGATACTTTTGTTCCGTAGGGTCCAAAGAATCAAAATCTTCACCATCAGCAATCATTTCGTTAACAGCCTGACGGCTGATACCATAATGTTTGCTCAACAGGTCAATCGTGGCGGCAGGGTCATTATCTAAAGCCGATTGAAGTGCAGTAGCAAATTGAAACTGTTCTTTTTGCTGTGCAAGTTCTTGCGTCTTACGAGTATAATCTGCTTGGCGTTGATAACCAGCGAGTGCCTCACTTAGAGGTACTTCCAAATCCTCACCATCTAATTTGATTGGAACTCTATAATTAGAATATTCCTCAACAGATAAAACTGGTGTACTTGGGCTTTCTGAAACACCTTCTGTAACGGGTGACCCTTCGGGTTCCACAGACGATGTTGTTACGAGTTCATCACTCATTATGTTATTTCTCCTAGAGTCCTAGTTGGTTGCTCTACATATGAAATTGCTGTTCCTTTATGCCATTGGCGGCATCTGTCCTTGCTGTGCAAGCATCGCTTGCAACATGGCAGGGTCACCAGTTAAGGGACCAGCACCTTGTTCAGCAGGGACAGGAGGGAGTTCTGGTGGCATTGGTGGTGCGCCAGCACCACCCATTTCAGGAGCCATAGGAGGTTGCTGTTGCATTATGAACTCGTCAGGGTTCTTAACACCAAAGCCCTGTTGTAGCACATAGGCGGCAAGTTTGCCCATGTCTATGATTCCTGCTCCAGCGAACGGAGCCATAGCGTCAACCATCTGTAGTGCCATCTGTCGGCGGAAAGATTCGTTGTTTGGCTGTGTTGAGCCAGCAACTACTTCAAAGTCAAAGTCACCTTCCAAATAGTCACGGTCAAACTGAACCCAAACAGGCTCACCATCTTTACCTGTAATACGGGCTACCTGCTCGCCTGACATATATTGTCTTGCTAGGGCAACCATACGGCGACCCACTTCGCTGATGGCTTGTTCAACCATAGCCAACTTGTCAGCAGTACGAGCGTTGCTTGCGTCTTGCACCAAGGCGGACTCGGTTGCAGTACGGCGAATTTCGCTGGTTCCGCCACGCTGTATTTCTGACACACCTGATACACGGTCAATGTCAGCAATGATGGTTGAGGTTTGGTCATAGAAATCTGGTGGGTTAATTACAGCAGGGAAGTTCGCTACAACACCACTTAGGGCTTCGTCACTGATTACTGGAACCATCACATTGTCGTCATCAGACTCCAATGCTTGGCGACCCATATTGTCAAACGCCGATTCTTTATACAGGTATTTGCGTGAATACTTTTTACGGTGATTCATCATTTGGGTACGGGTTTCGTTCAACTCTTTTTGCAAAGGTTCAATAGATTCCAAATCGCCAATAGGGTAAAAATGGTCGGGGACATCATAGTTACGCAACATAACAAACGGCTGACCAAACGAGTATGGCATTGGGGTTGGCTTGACCAAGAAGTTTTCTGCACCTTCACAGAACACACTCATTGATTTTGCGGCAACATCATAGAACTCAAAAATTTCGGCGTAGCCTTCATTTTTGTCGTTAATTTTTTTGCGGCTTGGGTCATCGGCATAACGGCTAACAGCCATAATCTGCACTTCGTCCCTAGCGACTTTGGTGTAACGCTTATCGTTTTTAACATCAGCAATAGGGCGGCGAATACGCTGAGCAATCCATTTGATGTCACGCATGCTGGTGGCATCAGGGTCCACGAACACATCCATAGGGCTTACACGCTCTGCGAAAGGGCTGTCCTCTAGGATTATGGTTGTGGATGTCATTTCTCCACCCTCTACAGGGTCGGATACTTCTGTTTCTTGTCCAACTGCTTCTTCTTCAACGAAACGGTATCCACTCTTAATCCAACCATGACCACAAATCAAAGAGTCTTTTACTGCACGGCGGAACTCGGTACGGATATCACGATGCTTCCACCAATAGTTGACAACCGCTTCAGCGATAACAGCGTTGGCTGCGTTTTCTGGTTTAACAGCGTTAACAGCAATCTTAGGGAAGTTAACAGAAATGTTTGGGGCAATAATGTTAACAGTTGCAAAAGCAATATTAACTAGCAGTCTGTCCTCGTCACGATAGTCCTCATATTGATGACCTTTATATAGGTCTGTGAGCCTACGCCAAACAGCATCATAACCTTCGTCTTTACGCCAACGCTTAGATGCTTCTAAGCGTTGCTTGTATGCTTTAAGTTGGTCTGCTGCTGATTTCTTAGCCATTATTTTGTCCTTCTAACATTCTTAGCCTTTGAGGCAACACGCTTGGCAGCGAGTTCACGCTCAGCCTTTTCAAACGCTTGACTAAAACCTTTTGTAGTTCCATAATGAGCCTTGTAAGCATCTTTAGCCCACCAAACAGCATTATCTCTAGCCTTCTTTGTGTTACCAGCCTTATATGCGGATTTCAAAGATTTGTTTACATATAGACGCAACTCACCTTTAATAGGTTTGATGATGTCATCTATTCCTCGTTTTTTACTCGCCATTTTTTTTTCCTTCATGCCAACCAATATGGTTATCCAGTTTGCTACCTATTTTGTCAACCTTAGACCCGATAACCCGAAGAAGGACTTGCCCTTGTGCGTGTTGGTCGGTGTTTTCTTTACGAAGTTTTTGTAAGACAACCACGACTGGTCCCATGATGATTGCAACGATGATTGGGACCCATACGGATGAAAGCATGATTCATTACATCCAGTTCGTGACTGGCTCTGCGTTGTACCCGTTGATTTTAGCCTGTTCCACAGTTTGACGCTGACGCTCAGCGACAGTAGGACCATGAAAATCTTCTTTACCATAAGTGAATCCCAATCTGACGGTTTTAATATGACATGCAAAACAGACTTCGCCCCTGCGGGGAAGTTCGTCTGAAACAAAGGTTTTGTCACAATTTGTGCATTTAAACATCATAATAGTACTGAATCTGTTCCTAAGATTAAAAAGGTGTTCGTTTTCTCACATTATGGGAACCAAGAAACATCCGATTCTCACCCTGACCACTAAAAAGGTGTTGCTCCCACCACATTAAACTATTCTTTGGCAAAGAAACATCACCACGATATTCAGGCAACCAAACATACTTCAACATCTGATTGGCGATAGCCAAACTTATAATTCTGTCATCATGTGGGCTACCAGACATACGACCATTCTCCTTGCGAACAAATGTTCGCAACTCGCCCAAAGTCTTAGCACACAATATGATTATACCCTCATCACGGATAGCGGCACTAAGTTCGTCAATAGCCAACGGCTTACTAGAGGATGTGGTACGCCAACCCAACACATCACTAGGGTCAGCACGGACAGCATTAAGGCGGCGTTGTTTATAAAGATTCTTATAACCATGTTTCTGTGCAGCCTTCAGGGTTGTCAGACCGTGGTTGTTGCTTTCAATACCCAACAATGCTGTGTTGTACCACCAACCTATTTCAGCCAACAGTTCACCAAACAAGTCAGGTTCAATATGTCCATGCCAATGAGCAACCACAAGACCTGTGGCTGCGTCAACCACATGGGCTGAACTGTAGTCACCATAACTGAGTCCTTCAGCGACATCGGCTCCAATCACATATGTTCCACCAGTCTCAGGATGGGACCAAACTTCTAGTTCACCGTTTTCTTGAAAACGGAACTCACCATTACCATCAGAATACAAATGATAGTAACCAACATGACCATCCTCTGGTTCCATGCTGTTTAACATGTCAATATCAAAAACAGGGTTACCTGATTTGATGAACGCTTCCTCAGGGAAGCGTGGATACTCTTGGTGCATCTGCCAAGATTGCATGTTACGGCTCTTAGCCTCATACCAATCTTCGTTACGCTCACCATCAGCATCCCAAGGATAAAAAATTCCTTTAAACTTGTTTGACCCTGTTTGCGAACCAACCCATAGTTGATGAAAAAAGTTTCCCGAACCGTTAGCAGTGGACAAACCAACAACACGACCACCGACATCGGTAATAGGTTCAATAGAAGCCCACGCTTCCTCAGGGTTAGGCAAAAACGCCCATTCGTCCACAATAACCAAATACACCGACTCACCACGAGCAGGGTCGCTGCCCGATGGTAGCGACTCAATAGCAGATTCGTTATCAAACATCATTTTAAGTTGATGGTCAGTAGTTTGTCTAGGTCCACGCTCTTTCATCCACTGTGGAATAAAACGGTAACCATACTTGCTCTTGGCAAGCAATTTTACAGACTCACGCTCGGTACGGGACAACATAACAACAAAACGGTCAGGAGCAAAGAACACCAACCAAAAAGCGTATGCGGCAGCCAAAGTAGAAAACCCAATCTGACGGGCTTTCAACACAATTGTGTAACGCTCTGACATCCAAGTTTTAACTGTGTCAATTTGCGAGTCACGCAAATTAAACTTTATACGACCCTTCTCAGGATGTTTAATACACCAAAAAGTTTCACAAAAATATGTGAAAGCCTGAAGTTGTTCTTCAAGTGTTGCTTTCTCAGGACCACGACATTTCCTCCACTCTTTTTCATTTATAAGTGCGTTTAAATCCATGTAGGTTCACCACCCCATGGACCGAAACCATCACCATAACGATTATGAGCATAATCATAAATAGCCATAAAGGCTTTAGCAGAGACAACAGGATTATAAAGTTGATGGCATTTGCTTAACACACCAGCATCCTGAAGGAAACCCTGTTTCGTGTATCGGTTTGGTTTACACCAAAACTTGTTAATCTGAAACAACCCAACCGAACCACCATTAGGGTCCTTGCGGTTAATGTTCTTAGACTTACATCTGGATTCACGCCACATAATATAGTCCACTTGAAGAATCATTTTATCGCTATCTGCAATAATGCGAGTAATGCCTTCCATTTGTGGACACCTGAGGTTCAGTGGTTTCTTTGCAGAAACACTGGTGGGTGAAAAAAACATGCCAATAATTAATGAGATAACAAAAAATTTCCTCATAATTTCCTATCTGTGCAAACAATTGCACATCGGGGATATTACTTGCTAGATTCCTTCCAAGCCACAAC